CACCTGGGTGACCTTCAACCAGGATGACGGCTCGACCACGCTGCTGGCGGCCAATGCCATCGGCCCGGTCGCGGTGGCGATGTCCGCGTCCGTTACCGGCAAGTACGGCTGGTATCAGATCAGCGGCAAGGCGATCGGCAAGGCGCTGGCGGAATTCGCCGACAACGCCAATGTCTATGCGACCGGCACCGCCGGCAGCGTGGATGATGCCGTCGTTGCCGGCGACCGCGTCAAGCGGGCGAAGGGCGCATCGGCGGTCGGCACGCCATCGGCCGGGCTTGCCGAGTTCGAGATCGATCGACCGTTCATGGATGACGCCGTAGCGGCGTGATCGCTTCCTCACGGGGCGGGCTTGACGGCCTGCCCCGCCACCCCACTCCCTCAGACGGAAACATCACCATGAATGCCCGCCCCACCAATGACAGCCTGATCACGCCCGTCTTCAAGACGGTGTCCGTTCGCAACGAGGCCGGGAGCCGGAAGGCCGGCCGGGCCATCTTCGAGGATGTCGAGATGGTCGAAATCCGGATTGCCGGAGATCGCAATTTCGCGCCCTGCTATCCGGCGCACTCCTTCTGGAGGAACATCGACGGCATTCCGCACACTTATGCGATGCGGTGGCCGGACCAGTATCGGCGCTTCAAGGACGGCCTGACGCAGGCCGTCAGCGGCACGCCGCTGGAGGAGCTGCCGTTCCTGACACCGGCAAAGCGATCCGAGCTCAAGGCGCTCGGCATCTATACGGCCGATGCACTGTCGCTGCTGGACGGCAAGAACCTGAAGACGCTCGGCATCGGCGGACGGGAACTCAAGACGCAGGCGAAAGCCTATCTGGACCGTGCCGCAGGGTCCGCCGACGTCGTGGAACTCGCCCGCCAGAACGCCGCCATGCGCGCCGAGATCGACGAGCTGAAGGCCATGCTTCTCACCGGCAATGCGCCGCCGGCCCCCACCTTTCAGCCGGCCGAGGAACCGCAGGAGGAAAGCGAATTCGGCACGTGGAGCGAGGCGGAACTCCGCGGCTACCTTCGCGACGCGACCGGCGTCGAGCCCAAGGGCAAGCCTTCGCACGAGACGCTGGTTTCGATGTGCGAAGAGGCCGCAGCGCAGCGCGAGGCCGCATAAGCCATGCCGATCATCGTCACGACGGGCGGCCCGATTGTCCCGGGCGCCGAGCGCAAGCCCATCCTGACCATCATTCAGGAAGTGTGCGCGTCGCCGGGCATCGGCGTCGCGGTGCCGGCGGCTGTCTTCGCGTCCGCCCGTCGTGAACATGTCGAGATGCGGACGCTCGCCATCGAGGTGGCCGAGCGCATCGCTTTCGACACCCATGACTGGGTTGCGCTCAAGACGCTCGGCACCCTCACCGGCGACGGCACGACGATGGAATGGGCCTTGCCCGTCGACTATCGCCGCATGTTGAAAAAGGGCGGGCTCTATGCGGGCGGCTGCAAGCTGCGGCAGATTACCGATGCCGAGCAATGGCTCGCCACACAGTCGGCATCCGTGGCTGTCTCGCTGCCCGGCGAGTGGATCATCATCGGCGAGGAGATATCGGTCCGTCCGCCGATCCCGACCGCGACCGAGGCCCAGTTCTGGTACGTCTCCAGCCGGTACGCGCTGGACGCCAACGGCGTGCAGAAGACGACCTTCACCGCCGATACCGACTGTTTCAGGCTGGATGCCCGGCTCCTGAAACTGGCGATGATCTGGCAGTGGAAGGAATCGCACGGCCAGCCTTACGCCGAGGACATGGCCAACTACGAGACAGCGCTGGCGCTGCTGGCCGGCGGCGATCGCGGCTCAGGCATCCTTACCAGCGGTGTCGCGCGGACGCCCGGTTCCGCCACAGGTTCCTATCCATGGCCGCTCGGCTGACGTCCGCGAGGCCCGCATTCCGGCGCATGCCCAAGCCGCAGGCGGCACGGGCGAAGTTCGACGAAAAGACCTTCTCGGCGCCGGTGGCCGGCCTGGTCACCGCGACCAGCCTCATCGCATCCACGCCCGGCTCGGCGCGCGTCCTCGACAATTTCTTCCCGTTGCAGCAGAGCATTCGCACGCGCGGCGGAAGCGAGCAGTGGGCCGATGTCGGTTCGGCCGTGGTGTCCTTCATCTCCTACATCGGCGCGCGTCGACGGGCGATGTTCGCGGCCACCACGGCGGCCATCTTCGATGTGTCGTCGATCCGCGACGGCGTGCACGATGCTCCGGATGTTACGGGGAGACGAGCCGGATATTATTCCTACGTGAACTTCTCGACCGAGGGCGGGGAGTTCCTGGAGGCGGCAAACGGGGTCGACCCGCTGCTGATCTACGACGGCGAGACCTGGCATTCGGTGACCGGGACGTCGACGCCGTATGCCATCACCTTCGCCGGCTCCTCGAGCATGACGACGTCGAGGATCAGCTATGTCTCGGCATACCAGAGCCGGCTGTTCTTCGTGCGCAGCGGGTCGATGGAAATCTGGTATCTCCCGGTCAATTCGCTTGCCGGCACCGCGCAGCGGCTCAATCTCGCGGGCGTCTTCAAGCGGGGCGGCGCGATCCTCGGGCTGGCGACCTGGTCGATGGATGCCGGCGACGGCCTCGACGACAAGTTCGTGGTGCTGACGACCAATGGCGAGGCGGCAGTCTACCAGGGCACCAATCCCGGCAACGCGCCCACCGAATGGTCGATCGTCGGCCGTTACGACATCTCGCCGGTGCTCGGACCGAACGGCACCATGCAGGCAGGCGGCGACCTGCTGGTGCTCACCGAGGACGGGCTCGCGCCGATCTCCGTCGCCGTGAACAAGGACCCCGCCGCGCTCGCGCTGTTTGCCGTATCGAAGCCGATCGAACCGGAGTGGCGCGCGGCCGTAATCAGCAATCGCGCGCGGCCGTGGGAGATCGTGAAGTGGAATCGCGCCGGCATGGCCTTCGTGACCGTGCCGAGCGTGACCGACGAGGACGCGAACCTCGTCTCCTTCGTCGTCAACCTCCAGACCGGGGCCTGGGCTCGCTATACCGGATGGGATGCGCGCTGCGCCTGTATTCACGACGACTGGCTGTTCTTCGGCACCGCCGAAGGCAAGGTGATGCAGGCCGAGGTCGGACCCGATGATGCCGGCAAGCCATATACGTGCACCGCGGTGCTCGGATGGGACCATTTCGGCCAGATCGGGCGCAGCAAGATCGTATCGCAGGCGCGGGCGACCTTCCTGTCCATGACCGCGGTCGAACCGCAGATCACCGTCTCGACCGATTATACGATCGACCTGCCGGATGCGCCGGCCGCCCCGATCGTCGATCCGCTTCCGGGCCTCTGGGACGTCGGGCTGTGGGACGTCGCAGTGTGGGACGATGCCTCCCCGGTTCGCACCACGACCACTCTGTTCGTCTCGATCGGGGCATCCGGCACGGCCTTCGCGCCGCAACTGCAATTGGCCGGCAACGGCCTGCGATCGGAATTCGTGGAGATGACCTTGACCTACACGCAGGGCGAACTGGTGGTGGGAGCGTGACCTACACCTTCCAGCTCGCGGACGGCGAGGCGGACTATCCCGAACTGGAGCCGCTTTACCGCCAGCACTATGCCGAGATGCGCGAGCGCCTGGCCGCCGAGGGGATCGACTATGCTCCGTACAGCCCGCGCCTCGACGCCTATTTCAACGCGGTGCGGGCGGGCTACCTGCTCCATTTCACGGCGAGGACCGAGGCCGGCCAGGCGGTCGGCTACGCCAACATCTATCTCACCAACGACATGCACAATGGCGAGCTGATCGCCCGCGAAGACACGATCTTCATCCTCAAGGACCATCGCAACGGCATCGGCCGCAAGCTGATGCGGTTCATCCTCGACGATCTCAAGGGCCGCGGCTGCAAGCGTGCGCTCGGCCTGTCCGTCACCGATCCTCGCGTCGAGACCCTGTGGAGGCGAATGGGCTTCCGCAAGGCCGGCACGATGATGATCTACAGCTTCTAAGAGGTCGAGATGTTGAAGCTCACCATGTGGGATCGGGTCGCCTGCTGCGCACCTGACATTCCCGAGCCGCCGAGCCCGCAGGAGACGGCGTCCGCCTCCAACTCGACGAATATCAGCACGGCGGTTGCGAACGCCTATCTCGGCAACGTCAACCAGGTCACGCCGAACGGGTCGCTGAGCTATGATCAGACAGGATCCAAGGACCTGTACGACGCCTATACGGACAAGACCTACAACATCCCGACCTTCACGGCGACGCAGACGCTGTCGCCCGGCGCGCAGGCGATCCAGGACCAGAACGACAAGACGAAGCTCAATCTTGCAACGTTCGGATCAACGCAATCCGGCCGCCTCAACAGCCTCCTCTCGAAGCCGTTCTCGCTCTCCGGACTGCCGGCAGCCGGGCAGGCAGGCAACTACAGCAAGTTCAACTCCGGTCCTTCCCTTGCGACAGGGTTCGGCGATGCCGGCCGCATCAACATGGACTTCGCCAACACATTCGGCGACGCGGGCGACATCACGCGCACTTATGGCACGGACTTTTCGGCCGACCGCCAGAAGGTCGAGGACGCGCTGATGGCGCGCTTGCAGCCGCAGATCGATCGCGACCGCGAAGCCATGCGCACCCAGATGGCGAATTCGGGCATCGGCATCGGCTCGGAAGCCTATGGCGCCGCACAGGACGATCTCAATCGCGGCATCAACGATGCACGCCTTGGAGCCATCCTGGCCGGCGGACAGGAGCAGTCACGGCTGGTGGGACTGGAGGCGGGTCGGGCAGGATTTGAGAATTCCGCCCAGGCGCAGGCGTACCAGCAGCTTTTCGGCCGGGCACAGTTCGGGAACCAGGCACTCGAAGCCGAGAACGCGGCCCAGGCGCAAAACTATGGGCAGATCGCACAGCGGGCGCAGTTTTCCAACGATGCGCTGCAGCAGATGTTCAACAATTATTTCGGAGCCAACCAGGCGAACAACGCCCTGGCATCGCGAACCTTCGATGAGCAGAACGTGCTTCGGCAGGGTGCTCTTCAGGAGAAGTTCGCGGAGCGAAGCCAGCCGCTCAACGAGCTCATCGCTGTGCTGTCGGGAACGCAGTTGCAGCAGCCGAACTTCGTCAACACCAACATCTCGCCCATTCCGACGACCGACGTGGCCGGGCTCATCAACACGAACTACCAGCAGCAGCTCGCGAAGGCACAGGCAGAGGATCAGAACATCCTCGGCGGGCTGTTCGGCCTCGGGTCGGCGGGCATCTTCAAGTGGTCCGACGAGCGCCTGAAGGAAGATATCCGCCGGGTCGGCGAGACCGACGACGGGCTGGGCATCTATTTCTATCGCTACAAGGGCGATCCAACCCCGCAGATGGGGCTCATGGCGCATGAGGTCGAGAAGCGCCATCCGGCGGCCGTCATCGACATCGGCGGCTACAAGGCCGTCAACTATGACATGATCTTCCAGGCAGTCGAGGCCTGACCATGGTCGGATACATCTTCAACGCCGCCCGCGGCGAGACGCCGGGCGATCTCGATCGACAGCGTCAGGTCGCAGAAGCGCTCTTGATGGCGAACATGCGCCAGACGCCCCGCAACATCGGCGAGGGGCTGAACAGCATCGCCCAGGCGCTTGTCGCACGATCGATGATGGACGAAGCCGGCGCCAAGCAGAAGGCCGGTATGGAGAGCGCGACAGCGGCGTTCAGCTCGCTTATGCCCGGCGGCAATTTCCCCGCCGCGCCTCCATCGGCCGATCCGACCGGCGCCGTTCCGTCTGGCGGCGGTAGCGCTTCCAGTGGCCTTGCCAACGGCATTCGGTCGACCGCTGATGCTCTTGGCGTCGATCCGACCGACCTCGCGACGATCATCTCCTACGAGACGGCGGGCACGTTCGATCCGACCAAGCGCGGTCCGACGACGCAGTGGGGGCAGCACCGCGGGCTGATCCAGTTCGGCGAGCCTCAGGCGGCAAAGTACGGGGTCGACTGGGCGAATGCAGAAGGTTCGCAACTCGGGCCGGACGGGGCGATCGCGAAGTATATGCGCGATGCCGGCGTGCAGCCCGGCATGGGCATCCTCGACATATATTCGGCCGTGAATGCCGGTCGCGTCGGGCGCTACAACGCCTCGGATGCGAACAATGGCGGTGCGCCAGGCACGGTCCGGGACAAGGTCGAAAACCAGATGGGCGGCCATCGAAGGAAGGCGCTTGCCCTGCTTGGGATTGATCCGTCCTCGGCGCAGGCGGCCGGCGCACAAGTCGCCTCGCTCGACCCGTCCATCGGCATGCCCCAGCCTGATCCGCAGCAGATGGCGGGCTTGATGATCGGCCGGCCGGAGGATCGCGTCCGCACGCAGGCGCCGATCGGCGCCACGACCTTCCCCATGCAGCCGCCGGGCGGTGGGGCCGTGCCGATGCCGCAGTCGCCGCGCGCGCCGGGCAACGGGGTCGAGCAGGTCGCGCAGGCGATCCAGCAGCGCCAGCAGATGGCGCCGGCCGAGGAAAGCACGCTGTTCGGCCCGGATGCGCGGCAGGGGCCGTCGCTGCAGCAGTTGCTCGGCGCGCTCGCACATCCGTACCTGTCGGACGGGCAGCGCCAAGTCGCGGAAATGCTGTTCAAGGTGCAGATGCAGAGGCAGGACCCGGCGTACCAGATGGGGCTTGAGAAGGCGCAGCTCGAGCTCGACCGTGCGCGCAATCCGCAGCCAACTCAGGATTGGGCGAAGCTGGACGATTTCACGCTGTTCAACGCGCGCACGGGCGAAACGCGGTCGGTCGGCCAGCGGCCCGGCGCCGATGGATCGTTCCGCTTCAACGGGAACTCGGTTGAGGCCCAGGCACTCAACGGCCTCATGGACAGTGGCGCGCTTACCCCAGATCAGGCGCAACAGCTCGCGGCTGGCAAGACCGTCTCCGGACCGAACGGCGAGATAATCTTCATGACCCCGAACGGTATTTTCGCGCAACCCGCGACCGGCGGCGTCCCGCAACCTGTACAGCCGCCCGGGAGCCCTTCCGCCGCTCCTGCCCCGGTGGAGGAGCCGCGAGGGGATCGGCCCGGCATGATCCCGATCACCCAGCCGAAGACGACTATTGATGAGCGTAAGGCCATGACATTCGCCGATCGGATGGCACAATCCGGCTCCATCCTCAATGAATTCGAGCAGGCAGGACTCAGCGCGAAGGACCAGTTTGTCCGAGGCAACAACTGGATACCCGATGTTCTGGAGAACTACCTTGTCGGCGAGGACTTCCAGAAATTCGACCAGGCGCGCCGAGATTTCATCAACGCGCAGCTCCGGCGCGAATCCGGTGCGGTGATCTCGCCCGAGGAATTCGCCAACGCTGCCCAGCAGTATTTCCCGCAGCCAGGCGATAGCCCGGAGGTGCTGGAGCAAAAGCGGCGAAACCGCCAGACGGTGATTGACGGAATGGTGCGGGATGCGGGGCCGACCTATGCGCCGGCTCCCGCACCGCCTTCCGGAACTCCACGGCCAGGTACGATCGAGGACGGCTATCGCTTCAAAGGCGGTGATCCGGCTGACCCGAACAGTTGGGAGCGGGTGTGATGCCCCCTTGGGAAAAGTACCAGACGCCAGCGAGCGGCAAGCCATGGGTGAAATATGCAACTCCCAAACGCGGTCATGACGCGCCGGAATATGTTCCGCCCGGCGTCCCCGGCTATGACGCCAGCTCCGGCATGGTGGACAGTAGCGTTCGCCCGCCGCGTGACAGCCTGCTGGACAAGGCCGGCGCCTTCGTCTCCGGCGCGGTGAAGGGCATTCCCATAGCCGGCCCGTTCCTGGATGCGCTCGACCGGGCCGCCGCGGCTGGCATGGTGGCGTCGTTCTCCGATCAATCCTTCGGCGACATCTACGACCAGATGGGCGCAAGCTCGGCGCAGGTACAGGAGGATAATCCGTACACGTCGACGGCCGGTCATGTGACGGGCGCGGTCGCCGGCACGCTGCCCGCCATGCTCGCCGCACCT